GAATTAAAATATAAAAATTTTATGTTAGTATAACTGTCAACTGATTTATTAAATTCTAAAAAACTATTTTTATAGTAATTATTGCAACAAATAAATATATTATTTGCATATGGTATTATATTATGAATTATTTTTGTTAACACTATTTCACAATCAATTACTATTAAACACTTTGGGTAATCTATATTCATTCGTTTGTTTACACCACCAACAATTATACAAAAATCATATTTTTTATTCATTATAATTGATTTTAAGAATAGGTTTGTTGTATGAATATTTTTTACTTCTAAAAGTTTAATTTTATCACTTAAAGTATATTCTATATCATTTATATCACTTATATATGTTGTATTATTATCTAATAAATTTATTTTATTTAAAATATTTCTTTTAGATAGTCCTTTTTTTATAAACTCAATTGTCGTTTTTCCTGTTTCAACAATTTCATAACTGGTATTAAATAAATAAGGTTTTATTTTATTTATTAACTCACTTCGGTTTTCTATATATTTTATTGATATTGATATATTTTTTCTATTTTCAATCAAGTATTTTTTATTTACAATATCTATTTTATTAATAATCTGCTCAAAATATTTTATATCTTCGTTAGTTAAAATAAAATTTTCATCTATATATACTGTATTATTATATATATTACCAAAGTTACTATATATACTTATATCATTAATAGGCAATAAATTTGAAAAACAATTATTAGTAATAATTATTTTATTTTTTATATTCTGCATTAAGTTGATATTTTCTTTTGATAACTCTATAAAATCTTTATCATATAAAGTATAATCATAATCAAAAATATAATAATCATTAAAATAATCATTAAAATAATCATTAAATATATATTTCCACATAAGAAATCCGTTATGCTCTTTATTTTGAATTAATAATGGAATATTCATATAGTTATATTTTTTATTAGTTGGAAACAAATTTTTGTTCATATCATTTGAAATAATTATTTTTATATTATCTAATGGTAAATATTCATTTACCTTATTAAGTAATTCATCTCCTGAGTAGTTAATTATATCTTTATCATATTCACAATTTAAAACTAAAAATTTGAATGCTTTTGATTTACGAATAGTTTCTTTAAATAGTAATGTTTTATATGTTGGTATTAGACTACTAAAATATGAACCACATGAAAATAAGATAATATCTGAATTTAATAATAGTTGTTCTGTATTTTTATTCAGTTTTGGATATGGTTTATCAAAAAAAACATCAATTATTTTATCAGTTGTATCATTAAAATCTACAATACTAGCCTCATCTAATAATACGTTACCATTTTGTGTAACACCTTTTAGTATTAAATTTTCACTAGAATTAATATAAATATTATTTTTAAGATGTAACTTAGTTTTAATTATACTACTCGCAATTTCAATATCATTGTTATTTTTATTCAATAGAGAACAATAGATTATATTCATAAAACTAAAATCTTTGTATACTATTTTTTTTGATTGCTCTGTTTCAAAAAAATAGTTAAAATTATCTAATAAAAATTCTCTAAGCTCTCCATTATTATCAAAAATTGTGTTATTTATTAAATTAATTATATAATTATATGGGTTATTACTAGTAAATCTATTATTTAATAGCTTATAAATAGAGCTATTTCCATATAATAATCTATATTCTAATAGCTGGTTTTTTCTAAAATCTGATATCCCAAGTGTAGTTGGAAATAATTTTCTTAATACGCCCGTTGATTTACCATCATCATAACCATTAATTAATAAATTTACAGATAAATTTGGGGATATATTGTGTAAACCTTTTTGTATATTTGCACTTCCCGTACCACCACAAACTATTGTAATAATCATTATTATACATATTCAAAAATAAATTGTATATTATACATATTTAAAAATAAATTATATATTTATACTATTATTACATTATATGGAAGAATATTTTAGTAAATGCATATTTTTAAATGAAACTGGTGCAAGATTAGATTCGGTTAGCTTAAACGTTGAACATGGTACTAGGTATTTAGTAAATAAATATGTTCATCCAGACATGAAAGTTTTAGAATTAGGTTCTAGATATGGTACTGTTAGTTGCGTCTTAAATTATTTACTAAAGACACCAAAAACACAATTAGTATGTGTTGAACCGGATATATATGTAATACCATGTCTAAGAAAAAATAAATTTAATAATAATTGTTCCTTTAATATATATAATGGTACTATTTCAAATGATGAATTATTTGTTGTTTATAATGGTTGTGGCTGGGAAACAAAAACATATAAAATACCACCAAGTGATATTAACCTTAAAAGTGAAAAAATAGAAACAATTACATTAGATAAAATTCAAAAATTATATGATATTACTTTTGACTGTTTAATCGCCGATTGTGAAGGATTTTTGCTTGAATTTTTAAATGAGAATTTAGACTTTCTTAACCAATTAAACTGTATAATTTATGAAGAAGATTGTTGCAAAAACCTGCCAATTAATGGCAATTATATAGACTATACTATTATTGAAAATTATTTGATTGATTATAATTTTATTTGTGTAGAAACATTTGTTGATAATATTAATCTAAATAATAAATGTTGGATTAAAAAATCAAAATTATTATATACAATATAAATAATTATGAATGCAATTGTTTTTTTCTGTTTTAGACCTTTAAAAAGGATATTTGATTTTGCCAAGTTATTAAAAAATAGTGATTATGATATTTTTGTTTCCATTAATGATAATAGTTACATACTACCGGATTATGATAATAGTGCGATTACTGTAATAAAATTAGACGATAACCAAGTAGGAAACGCTGGTTATTTTAATTCTAATAATAATATGAGATATAAAGTATGTTCAAGAGATAAAGCATTTTATTATTTTAATAGAATAAGTAATACAAACTATAAACATATTTGGTTTATTGAAGAAGACGTATTTATTCCTACTACAAAAACAATAAGTGATATTGACAGTAAATATCCTGAGGGTGATTTTATGTCAAACTCTTATTTTATTGTAGATAATGATATTAATAATCTTAATAATTTTGCTAATATTAATAAACAAGCACCATTTATTCAATATGACAAAACAAATAAGTTTTATCAATCTTGGGCATTTGAAGATTTACATTTCAAAGATTTTTTACAATTTCCGTGGTTAAAAGGAATGACTTGTGCAATAAGAGTATCTATGAATTTTTTAAAAATGATTGATATTTTTGCAAGTAAATATAAAATACTATTAATGGATGAAGTACTATATCCTACACTATCATTACATAATAATTTATCAATCGTTAATCCAGTGGAATTATCATCAATTGTATTTACCCGCGATTTTAATAAAGATGATATTATAAGAAATAATTTTTATTGGAATTATGATGATATTAGACCAGATTATTTATTTCATCCAATTAAAGACTTAGATTTACAAGTTTTTTTAAGAAAAACGTATAATTTTACTTAAAAGTTTATTTTATTAATTCTATTTTTGCTTTAATAATTAATATTTTTTTAATTATTAAACTATTTTAATATGAATATAAATACAATACGAAATATGGTCTTAATTGGAGTAAGCAAGACCTCCCATTCCTGACATGATGCGGAGCACGTTGTAGTTGGTGGCATAGACACGAACCTTGGCAGTCTTGGTTCCCTCAACGGTGGCGTTGGAAAGAACAAGTTGGAGTGTGGCGTTATCAATACGGGAGAAGTTGCATGTGCCGGATGGTTGGTGCTCTTCAGGCCTCAATGCAAAGCTGTACACGTTGATACCCTCATCAGGGCATCTGGTGTGGCATTGGTAGGGTTGGACCCATGAGAAGTATGAACCTTCACGCTCAGAGAAGCGGTCTTGTCCATTGAGTTGGAGCTTGGCAACAACGACAGGGTTTTGGCCCCAGCAGTGCATGTCCAAAGAGCACTCAGACATGACGAATGTTCCGGCATCGGAAACTGATGAACCTTGGTTGTATGAAGTATTGTTGGGTATTAAACCAGCATAACTAGATGCAGCAAGAGCAGCTAGACCGGCTGTATCATTGGGGTTAATACCATTTCCATCAACCTTGCCTCCAAAGTGGGGCTCCGTGTAGGAGTTGTTGTAAACTCCTCCGTGCCAGTATCCGGTGAATCCTGCAGGGATGTACTCGTCCATGGCACCAGCGTCTTGGAAAAGACCACGGGCATCAATGAATGCGTTGGGTCCTGCAAGCTCAGAAGGTCCTCCAAATGAGTGAATAGCGTTGGGAAGAGCATCAATCGCATCCGTGTAGTTGAAGGGTTGGGCTCCAAGAACGTTGAAAAGGGTTGCTCCGCAAAGAAGAGAAGAGCAATAATCAACGTTTTGATCGGGTTGAACAACCCAGATAAGCTCCTTAACGGGGTGGTTAAAGTTGAGCTTAATCTTGTTGCTTGAAGAACCAACAGACTCATCACCAGTGAATTGAAGTTGGGTAATCAAGTACTCGTGAGGGTTTTGGGCAAAACGTCTGCGCTCATCCGTGTCCAAGAAAACATAGTCAACGTATAAAGAGGCAGCAACAAGAGATTGATTGTAAGCAATCGTGGCGTTCACTGGTGTAGATTGAGCGTATTGGTTTTTAGCTTCATTGTAGTAAGGTCCTTCCTTGCCGTAAGGTCCTGATGTGTTGCAGCTCAATGTGGTGACGGCCCACAAGCACTCGTCAATAGGGCGGATATCAAGGTTAATCTTGACTTCGTTGTATTGTAGTGCAATCAATGGCGAGGCAAGTCCAGGGTTTGTGCAAAACCAGAATTGGAAAGGCACATACAATGTGGTCTCGTGAAGAGCATTGCGGGGGGCGCAAACTTGGCGGGGAGCTTGAGA